GCTTCCCCCCAATTTTCCTTGAGCTTTCTAAGCCCTTCTTGGGTTTGCGCTTTACCTTGTCCAAGTAATTCACCTGTTTGCTTTTCCGATTGCTCAATAAAAGACCTTGCAATGTTTTCAGCTTGCTTTGGAGATAAACCATTGGAATGAGCAACTTCATTAAAGAAATCCAAACCAGATTGCTTAAAATTGTCAACGGTTTGAAAATCATACCCATCAGGCGTATCTGGCCTACCCAATTTTTTATAAATCTCATTGTACTCACTTTCCGTTGTGTGCTTGCCAGGAACAAGCATTTTATCATGCCCCATAAATTTGCGCTGATGCACATAGCTTTTGGCTAAATCGCCAACATTATTAAATTGCTGTAAGGTGGTTTCTCCACGTAAATCATCAGGGAGCGTATCTATAAAATTCACTGGAGCTGCTTGTTGCTGTTCACTTGGCGCAGACCCCTCTACTTGAGATCCAGTATCGACCTGGACTGCCTCTGCTTCACTCATTTGCATTTCCTTTAATTGGTTGCACTTTTTGTTTATCTTCAAGCATTGTTAAAATATTTAAAACAACATACCGCTGCCCCTCTTGAAATGCGCTTTCATGCGGATCACCTTTAACCTGGGAAGTACGGTAAAAATTATGGCAAAGCTTCAAATGCTCTAAAACCACTTGGCCATCATCACTGGTAAATATCCTACGATAATGACCAGTAAGTTCTTCCGTTCTAATTTCGTTTATTTTTCTCATGCAGCTGGCACATCTTCTACGTTTGCCCCAGCTTCATTCATAACCTTTAATAAAGGCGCAGCCTTTTGTGCTTTTTCAGCTGCCATCATTTCTTCTTGCTGTTGCTGTTGTTGCGCTGCCTGTTCAGCCCTTTCTTGCCTCATGGCTTCTACTTCCTCATCAGAACGAACTATTTTTGCTGGTAAACCAGCGTATTCCACGATGTATTCTGCTAGTCCTTTTTCATCAATGAAATCTCTAATTGCTGGGAAAGCCTCACTTAAACCGCCCACAATTTCCATCCCGCGCATGGTTGATTGCAAATCCATCCCCTTTTGCGCTTTAGCTAATGGGCTAACATATTCAATATCAATGTTTTGGCCCTGGAGTTTTTCTGGTGGAACGCCAAATTCACCATTACGCAGCATTAATTTAAAGGATCTTTGAATTAAAGGCTGTAGTAATTCATGCTGCAATCTTCCTAAAACACTGCCTAAAGACCTTAAACTTTGCTCTTGCCTGGCTAATATCTCTGTCGCAGTCATTTGTGGGCTTTCTTGCATTTGCAATTGGTCAATATAAAAGGCATTTCTAATGGCTTGCCTTCGTTGTTCTTCCATATTCAACGCAATTGGATTGTTTGTACCAGCTTGTAAGGGTTCCAAACGATCCCTTGTACCAGCCCGATAGAAATTTATAGCCCCTGGCGTGACCCGAATAGGGCTAAAAAACCCATCATCAGGACACATTAATGGTGGATCTAGCTGTTTTTGGGCCGATTTAATCGACACTTCAGACATTTTATTCACCATTTTAACATCAGCTAAACAAGTCATGGCTGGCGATCTACCAAAGCCCATTGAACTTGTGCTGTCTAAATTAAATCTGGGAACACAAAATGGAAATTCATCATAACCCCCACGGCCCAATAGCGTTTTACTGTCCTTATGATAATAACAAGACATAATCGGCTTGTTAAAAACTGACTTTTTCATGTCAGTCATAGGATAAACCGCATGAACAATCTCATGTTCATTGTATGGTTCGTGTTCTAAATCCTTTTTCACCCGATCAGGCAGAGCTACATCTGGAAATTTCTGGGCAATTTGTCGGGCCGTAAGCTTAAAACAGCGGTATACCGTATCAATTTGGCTTTTATCATTCGATGAAATGGCTAATTCTGAAATATGCCTAGCGGAATAATGCAGCCCATCTTCTTTATATTCAATAAATAAGCAGCCAGTACCAAAAACAACCAGATCAAAATACAATTCGTGAATTTCCAAAGAGAAATTAGATCGGTCAATAGCCTTATCAAGCAACTTAGTGCAATCTTGCAGCCACCGATTAGCCTCATTATCCACCGCTAATTCCGTATCTCTAAATCCCATGGTAAACCAGGACATAGAAACATTCGTCAACATAGATTGTAAGTGTGCAGCAAGCAATTCAACCGCGTGAATACCTGTACTATCAAATATTCTGTCGGTTCTTTTGGCCCCTTGCATTCTTTTTTTGGTAATATCAGCCTTTCTTGGAAGTAAATAATCACCTAATTCTTGAAAGTGACTATCCCAATTGGATCTTTGACTTAGCAATCGTTCATATTTGCGGTCAATTTCCTCGACCATTTTATCCACAGCCATGATTATCCCACCAATGGTTTACGTTTTTTCTTAACAAGCTCAAATTTTCCTTGGTTTTTCCCAGCGACTTTCTGCATTAGCCTTTCCATAGGATTAACATTCTTAGAAAAACTCATTCCTTTAATCACTTGGTTACTTTGCTGGCCCATAATTCCAGCAACATTCTTAGGTTTTTTACTATACATCAGCCTATTAACGCCTTTTTCTTATTTTGATCGGCCAATAAGCCCCTTAATGGCCTAACACTATCATCATCATCCATCGAAATTCCCTGTGGAGTAGTGGCAACCGTACCGCTTTTATAGCCTTTTTTCTTATTCTGGGCTGCTGCGGTTGTGGCTGGGGTTGCGGTGGCAGCTGCTTGTGCCGTATTAGCTTTTGCCAGCATTTCCGCTTTGGTCGTTTCTACAGCTGATAATGGTGTTGTTGCTTCCTCTGCGGTTTCCTCAGTTTCTTCTGTACTTGCAGCTGTTTCTTTTTTCTGAGAAACAGGATCATCATCTTTTTCAGTACCGTCTGCCCTAAGTTTTGGCTTG